AGGCTACAACGCCATACTTATCTTCACAACTGATAATCGCTTGCTTGTTCTGGGTCACCTTGGCTAACCATTGAGCCTCATCTAACGCCCACTCAAAACAATCAAACAAGCTCATACTGCCGCTCCCTTGCTATCCTGTACAGACTCTCTCCGTAAGCGCCTAAGTCCTTTATTAGTGACTGAATAGTCATACTCTCTAGCGGCGTTGGGTTCTTAATCTTTAGCAGTCTTGCTAGGTATCTCGCCTGTGCCACGTTGAAGCTCATATGGTCACCTCAGGCGCTTTAATCTCGAATGTGTACCCTAGTACCTTAGCCTTGGCGATCTGCTCCCTAGTGAACGTTTTAGAGCCTAATAGCGCCGCTAGTGCGAAAGCTACATCGTTTGCAGGGTAAACTCTATCTTGTCCGTAGATTGTCTTTATCGTTACTTTTGCGTGTGTGTTCATTGTTGTTGCTCCTCTTCTTCTGTGTATTTTATGTAAGAATCTAGAATGTCTAGAATGTGGTTTATAGTGCTATAGCAGCCTAGAGAGTAGTCTGTCTTCTCATGCTCGTGTGCGGCTGTTATCCTTTCCTGTGTCCGCTGTAGCTGCTCAGTCACTTCTAGTAGTGTTGCTAAGTCTCGTCTATTGCTCATTGTCTTTGTCTCCGCTATTTCTACTAAGCGATTGTTAACTCCTAATGCTTGTTATCTGATTATTCTTTTCTGCCCATGCTCTACCGTCTGGCAAGCGTATAAACTTGTAACTATGCGCCTTGCCTATCTCTATAGGCGTGTCTAATGGTAGCGCATATTGCCGCACAATGTAAGACGCTAATAACTCTTGCAGCACGTAGACAGCACTGCGAGAAGGATAAGCAATCGCGCCTAGTGTTGACTGTTTAAACTTCACAGACTGCAGAAGCTTTGCAGGATTGCCGCGCCTGTAGTCCTCCGGTTCTGGTAGCGTCTGGTTAAATTGCCACGACAATGTTGCGCTTAATTTATCACCTAACACTGATCGAACCCTCGCAGTTTGTGTGCTTGTTGTAGGCAGGCCAACCAAATTCGCCTCCAGTGTCTTTATATAGCTGCGTCATCTCGCAATACAAGTCCTCGGGGTTAGGTTCTGGCGGCATACTAGACAGTAACTCAACACAGACAACAAACAGAATAAGCATAGAAACGGTTAATAATACCTTTTGTAGCATCATTTTATTGACTCCTTATAAATAACCCAATTTAACATAATCGCTATCGAGGACCGCAATTTTAGCCTTGCCAGTAGCGGCCTCTATCTCAACCTTATATTGCCATCCGTCATCCTCGGCCTTTTGTATCTTAAACGCTAGGTCGATAGCGACGTCGTAATCCATTATCGTGGGTGGTTTAGTATCTATTAGCATTGCCTTTCCTCCTATTTAATTCCATTGCAGCATAGTGAAACTCGTCCCAATACTGCCCTACTTTTGGATTACCTATTGTTTCGCCTATTGTTGCCGCCTTGTGCGCGTCCCATTTGATATACTCGAGCGCCTCTATAGGTAGTGTTTTAAAGCGCGCTATCGTCTCACTATGCCAATTATTAGCTAGCATTGCCTAAACTCCTATTTAACCGCAACGATTAACCCGTCGCGCATTGTAACGTTAGCGAAGAATTCGCGTCCCTTTCCTGTCATGTGCGGTCTATTAGCGCCTGTAAGCACGCCATCGCGCCTGTACTCTTCGCCAAATAGACTTGTTTCGATATAGTCTAGGCGTTGTCCTATAGACTCTTTTAATACTTTCTTACTGGGGTAATTAAATACTAGCATTGTTTTCTATCCTCAATTGATTGTTACGACCGCGTATCAGTCTAGCGCTATTAGGTGAGTACTGGTTAAACTTTAACTCCCAATAACCACAACCTTTCGATTGTGCGTACCAGTCTGCAATGCGTTGCGCCTCATTAGGACCGCGTGCGTCTAGGTTTAGCGTCTCAATAGTAGGCGCGTAGTAGTCTGCTTTTAGTGTTAGTGTTGATTGCATTGTATTAACCCCCCATTAATAACTTTTTGAGATACTTTACCGACTTGCCCGATAGTTTGGACAATTGCTCAAGCGTTATATTGCTAGTGTCGAACCGATCTATAATTTCATTATCGCTCATAATTAACCCCTCGCTATGATGTTGTTGAGTTTATCGAACGTTGCAGGCGTGAAAAAGAATGACGCCTTGTCCATCATTGCAGCACGTTTAGCAACGCTACCGCCTTTAAACTTTAACCCGCCTACTACGTTACCGTCGAGAAAGCGCAAGTCTGTAGTGTCAAAGTCTGCAACGTTGCTAGGCATTTTAAACTCACCTTTACGCTCGGCAGTGTTAAACGCTAGCGCTACGCGATGCCCCTTGATTGCCGCTCTAGCAGTGATTGCTAGCGCCTTATCATTGTAAGCGCTACCGCTATAGGTAATGTCATAGTTAGACAGACCGTTGCGCTCTAGGCGTCTGTATACCTTGCTATAATCATAGAAGCGCACGTGCGGCATTGTAGCGATAAACGCAGTAAAGTCTATATCGCTAGTGCCGTTTAGTCTCACTGCTAACTTATCACCATATTTAGCGTGTCTCTTTTGTATTTCACTTTCGAGCATTGCATAGAAGCGCTTGCTATCTAACAAGTATATTATTGTGCGACGCGTTGCAGCACGTTGCGCGACACTCATGCCTAATTGACCGCTACTGATTAGGCAATCGTCTAAGCATCCGTTTAACTTAGCGCCTGCGCATAACGTAACCTTAGCTACCTTATTAGCAGGCTGCAGATACAGTATTGACGTGTAATAGCCTTCTTTTTCGCCTTTCTCGACTTTAAGACTGCTGCCTAGTAGAGGCAGTTTGCTATTGATATAGTCTAGGTTATCTATTGCCCATTGCTGCGCGTTAGTCTGTAGCAGTGTAGTCGATTCGATTTGCTCTAGTGTTATCATAGTGTGTTGCTCCTTATAGGTTATTTAGCGATGCAACGCCAGTATAGTAGGCGTGGCGTCTGTTTAACAAGCCTTCGCGCTCAGACAAGGCTAGTGAGTCACTGTCTAGCGGACGGTTAGCGGATTCGTTGATACGTTTAGTGTAGGCGTTATAGCCTTTAACCTGCGCGTCTGTCCATGTGTTGCCGTTAATGTCTACCATTGTGTTTAGGAGTGGCTGTGTCTTATATGTGTATTGCATGGCGTTGCTCCTTTGTTGTGGGCGCTTTGTTGCGCCAGTGGTTGTGAAGATACTGCAGCGGATTACCCTTGTCAATACTATTTAGCATTTAATTTGCATATTTATTTGCACTGCTCTTTGTTGCCTATATAGAGACACTAGCGGATAGCTATCTATTGTCCTGTGTTGTCCTGTGTTGTCTGTATAGGCTGCAACATAAACACACACACTTGTCAAGCCTGCCTACATAGTATAGCAATGACTTTACTATCTATGCTGCCTGTGTTGGCTATGCAACTATCATGCCAAGTCTGACTGCTATGCAAGAATCATGCCAAGTCTGTCAATGCACCAATATAGAGCGGGGTTGTCAATTGAGACGGGGGTCTGGATTGTCTCTGCTGTAATTATAATGGTAGCCACCTAGACACAAAATAGGCCAATTTAAGAAAAAGGTAGTCAAATAAGTAAGAAAAGTAGCAATAATAACTATACTGGCTATCCTGTACTAAGTTGTTGTATTAATTGAGGTTGTATCGGCGGCTGCGGAGACTCTGAAATAATGATAAATCCGCACAGATGGTAATATAGACTGTACTGACAGGAAAGATGTAATAATGTGTAAAAAAGACTTGACTTTTACTAAAAAGTATGCTATAAATACAACCCTGTTCTGATGTACTATAGAGCCTATTGTCATAATCCTCTATCCCACTCCACTGGTTTGTCTCATTAACGCTCTATAACACTCTAATGTTGTTCCTAAAGAGGATAAAACAATGGTTATTATTTGTTTATTACTAACCAGTTGCATAGGTTTGTTATCAGCACTCTATTACTACATTGAGAAAGAATGTAGCTTTTTAGAGGGTTTGTTTGATGAGTGATACAGCAACTGACGTAGACAGTATTGACAACAAACCAGTTAAACGTAAAAGAGGAAGACCTAAAAAGAATGATGTTCAAGCGTTAACCAAAGGGAATAGGGGCAAAATAGGTCGTCCCAAAGGTGACGCTTCAGCGATTGAAGAGTACAAAGCTCGAATGCTAGCTAGTCCAAAGAGTAGAGAGGTTATGGAGTCGATCTTTAACGCTGCGTTAGACGATGACCATAAGAACCAATCAGCAGCATGGAAATTGATTGTTGATAGGATAATGCCTTTGAGTTACTTTGAGAAAGACAAGCTCAGTGGCGGCAGAAGCGCTGTTAGCATCACAATCAACGGTATTGACACAGACAAGCCTATAGACATAAACAGCGTTATTGATGGAGAGGTAGAAGATGTTTAAATATTTCTCTGTTGATGAGTTTGCTTGTAAGCACACAGGCAAGAATGAGATTGATCCTGACTTTGTTAGTAAGCTAGATGTGTTGAGAGAGGTGTGTGGTTTCCCCTTTACCATCACTAGCGGCTATAGAGACGTTACACACCCTGCTGAAGCTCGTAAGAGTAAGGGTGGAGTACATACGCAGGGTATTGCTGCTGACATAGCTGTTAGCAACGGGATAGAACGTGCAGCCATTATTAAGAACGCTATAGAGTTAGGCTTTAACGGCATTGGCGTTGCTAGAGGCTTTATACACGTTGATACAAGAGAAGCACCATTAGTGGTGTGGACGTATTAATGGCATCGCAAGAGTTAGACATAAGGCTATTACCGTGGCAAGAAGAAGTCTGGAAAGACAAGTCACGCTTTAAAGTAGTAGCAGCAGGTAGACGTACAGGCAAGACTAGGTTTGCAGCATCAACGCTACTGGTTAGGGCATTAAGTCTCAAGAACGGTAAAGTTTTCTATGTAGCCCCTACACAGGGACAGGCTAGAGACGTTATCTGGGATATGCTGCTAGAGTTAGGGCAGGGCGTTATTGCTAATAGTCACGTTAATAACCTAACCTTGAGGCTTATTAATGGGGCTGTAATATCATTAAAGGGTTCAGACAGACCTGAGACAATGCGTGGTGTTAGCTTAGCCTACGTGGTCTTAGACGAGTACGCTGACTTTAAACCAGAAGTGTGGGAATTGATTCTACGTCCTGCACTGGCTGACTTAAAAGGTGAAGCACTGTTTATTGGTACGCCTATGGGTCGTAACCACTTCTACGAACTGTACTCAGAGGCTGCGGCAGGTAAGCTAGAGGACTATAACGCATGGCACTATTCAAGCTATGACAACCCTCTAATAGACCCTGCTGAAATAGACACAGCTAAGCGTACAATGTCTAGCTATGCCTTTAGACAAGAGTTTATGGCTTCCTTTGAGGCTAAAGGCTCTGAGATGTTTAAAGAAGAGTGGATACAGTACGACACAGACGAACCTGAGATTGGTGACTACTACATAGCCTGTGACTTAGCAGGTTTTGAGGAAGTAGGTAAGAAAGCCAACAAGAGACTAGATAATAGCTCTATAGCTGTTGTTAAAGTTAACGAAGACGGATGGTGGGTTAAAGAGATAATCATCGGTAGATGGACGTTAGACGAGACAGCTAGGCGTATCTTTGACGCTGTACAGGATAACTCTCCTGTAGCTGTAGGTATTGAGAAAGGTATTAGTAGACAGGCTGTAATGTCTCCACTGTCAGACCTGATGCGTAGACACAACAAGTACTTTAGAGTTGATGAGCTAACACACGGTAACAGAAAGAAGACAGATCGTATTATGTGGGCATTACAGGGTAGGTTTGAGAATGGTTTGATTAGCCTTAACAAAGGAGAGTGGAACATACAATTTATGGATGAGCTGTTTCAGTTCCCTAACCATCTAGTACACGACGACACGATTGACTCGTTGGCATACATTGACCAACTAGCTAAGGTTGCCTATACGTGGGCATACGACACAGACGACTACGAAGAATCATTAGATTCCTACTCAGGGTATTAATATGGATGACTATAACGACGATACTACAAACTTTGTTGATGAAAGCCTAGAAGATTGGGTCATGTACAAGGTTGATGAGTGGCGCGACTACTTTGACACAAATTATGATGAGAAGTTTAATGAGTATTATCGTCTATGGCGTGGTATCTGGTCTGATGAGGACAAGACTCGTGAGTCAGAACGTAGCAAGATTGTCTCCCCTGCCCTACTCCAAGCTGTAGAGAACACTGTAGCAGACATTGAAGAGGCTACGTTTGGTCGTGGTAAGTTCTTTGACATTGCTGATGATATGCGAGACCAGAACCCTGCTGATGCTCGTTTCTTGCGTGAAGCATTGTCTGAAGAGTTTACTAAGAATAAGGTACGGAAGGCTGTAGGTGAGTGTCTAATCAACGCTGCTGTATACGGTACAGGCATTGGCGAGATTGTGCTTGAGAAGAAGAAAGAGATGGTTCCGGCTACAGAGCCTGTAATGGACGGTGCTATGACTGCCGTGGGTGTTAACATCCGTGACCGCACCGTGGTTAAGCTACGTCCTGTACAGCCACATAACTTCCTAATCGACCCTGTAGCTACTGACATTGAGAGTGCTGTAGGTGTAGCTATTGATGAGTTTGTTCCTACCCACCAAGTACAGCAGCTACAAGAAGAAGGTGTGTACAGAGAGTGTTACATTGGTCGTGCTGCGCCTGATATGAACTTAGAGCCTGATGAAGAGCTGTGGCAACAACCAGAAGATAAAGTCAGGCTAACCAAATACTATGGGCTTGTTCCCCGTCATATGTTAGAGAATGCTTTTGACGCAGATGATGAGATGGTTAACTTTGACAGCGAGACTGATGACGAAGGTAACGACAGCTACTACGTTGAAGCTATTGTAGTCATTGCTAACGGCGGCAAGCTACTCAAGGCAGAGGCGTCACCCTATATGATGCAAGACCGTCCTGTAGTGGCTTTCCCGTGGGATGTTGTCCCAAGTCGCTTCTGGGGCATGGGTGTGTGCGAGAAGGGCTTTAACAGCCAGAAAGCGCTTGATGCTGAGCTACGCGCCCGTATTGATGCTCTAGCCCTCACTGTACACCCAATGCTCGCTATGGACGCTACACGGATGCCTAGAGGCACTAAGCCAGAGGTTAAGGCAGGTAAGCTGCTCCTGACCAACGGCAACCCTGCTGAAGTGCTGCATCCATTCAACTTTGGGCAGGTTAGCCAGATTACGTTTGCACAGGCTGACTCGCTACAACGCATGGTACAGGCCGCTACAGGCAGTGTTGACACCTCCTCACAGGTCATGAACGGTGGCGGTACAACGTCAGCGGGTAGCTCTATGAGTATGGGTGGTGTTATCAAACGTCAGAAACGTACACTTGTTAACTTCCAAGAGTCGTTCCTGTTGCCATTTGTTGAGAAGGCAGCCTACAGGTATATGCAGTTTGAGCCTGAATTGTTCCCTGTAAACGACTATAAGTTTGTTGCTACAAGTACACTGGGTATTGTTGCTCGTGAATACGAAGTAGCCCAGTTGGTACAGCTGTTACAGACTATGCCTCAGGATAGTCCTGTATATCCAATCATCATGCAATCAGTTATTGATAACATGAACATCACTAACCGTGAAGACTTGATTGAGACTATGGTTAAAGCGCAGCAGCCTGACCCAGAGCAGCAGAAGATGCAGCAGGCTATTGCAGAGGAAGACAGAGCCTTTAAGAATAGTCAGACAGCGGCTCTTACGGCGCAAGCTAATGAGTCTAACGCTAGAGCTAAGAAGATTGAGCTAGAGGGTAGAGGCATACCTGTAGAGCTTGAAACAGACCGTATTAAGGCTGTAGCGTCTAGTGTATCAGCTACTGATGACGATAAAGACTTTGAAAAGCGCATGAGAATAGCAGGTTTGGCTCTTGATGAGAAGAAGCTAGGTTTGGAAGTAGCGAAGGAGAATATGAAAAATGGTCAGTAATAAAGACTTAGAAGATGTAGTAGCACAGGTCAATAAAGCCTATGAGCGTATGAATAAGCGCATTACAGCCCTAGAAGAGGCGGCTAAGACCCCTAAGAAAGAAAGTGCAAAAAAGACTTGACATTTAGACAAATGTGTGGTATAGTCCGGCGCTATATCACATACTAAGTGATTTGTCAACTATTATTGTCCTAATGAGGGTAAACAATATGAATCAAGACGATATACTACATTACGAGCAGATACAAGATATGCTGCTTACAGAAGGTTGGAAGAACGTACAGAAAGAATTTAGCATACTAGCAGATGCAATAGAGGGGATAGACGCTGTAAAGAGTGTTGAAGACCTTTATTACAAGAAGGGACAGCTGAATATAGCAAATCTAATACTGAACTTGCCACATACGGTGGATTCAGCCTTAGATGTCCTGAAAGAGGAATCGCAGGATGACTAGACGTATCTTTGAATTCATCTGCCCAGACCAACACGTCACAGAGCGCTTTATTGACGAAGAGGAAAGGGAAACAGAGTGTTCAACCTGCGATAAAACAGCGTCTAGGATGGTCAGTGCTGTTCAGTGTACTTTAGACCCGTTATCCGGTCATTGGCCCGGAGCGACTATGAAGTGGGCTAAGAACAGACAAGATCAGATTAAACGCGAACGACGTGAGGGCAACTCGTAAGAGCCTCACAAGTCCATCAATCTCCATAATGATATTTATCACGGAGTTTTAATAATGGCTACACTGATAGACGAGTTAGAAGTAGGACGACAAGAAGACGACGATGACCAGTTTGACACAGTGGACTCGGAAGAGCAAACCACCGTTGAAGACACCGTACCAGACAAGTATCGCAACAAAAGTGCTGCGGAGCTTGTGCAGATGCACCAAGAGGCTGAGCGTATGCTTGGTCGTCAAAGTGGAGAGGTAGGGGAGCTACGCAAGGTTGTCGATGAATTTGTATTGTCACAATCCACAAAGAAAGAAGAAACTGTAGAAGAAGAGATTGATTACTTTTCTGACCCTGAGAAGGCAGTACAGCGAGCAATAGATAATCATCCTGCTGTCAGAGAGGCTCAAAAGGCTTCCGTAGACATGAAGAAGTCAAGCGCACAAGCGATGCTTAAGGATAAACATCCTGACATGGCTGAAGTACTTGGTGACCAACAGTTTGTTAACTGGGTAGGTGAGAGTCAATTTAGAACAAAGCTATTGCAGCAAGCTGATAGAAACTTTGATTATGAAGCAGCTGATGAGATATTCAGTCTGTGGAAAGATCGTAAGGCTCTAATAAGTCAGACGGTTGGTGCTGAGAAGAACAGCAGGAATGCCTCAATTAAGAGTGCATCTACTGGTGGTGCTTCAGGTTCACCAACTAATAGTAGGAAAATCTTTCGTCGTGCAGACATTATTAAACTAATGAAAAACGACCCTAACAGGTACGCTGCGTTGTCGGATGAGATAATGTTGGCTTATCAGGAGGGGCGCGTAAAATGATTAAATAACTTTAAGGAAGAAATAAGATGACTAGTTCAGTATATCCACTACAAGGCGGTGTTGTAAATAACACTAAAGCAGCAACATTTATTCCAGAGATTTGGAGTGATGAAGTACGAGCAGCATACGAGAACAGTCTTGTCCTCGCTAACCTAGTCAAGAAGATGGGCATGCAAGGAAAGAAAGGCGATACTATCAATATCCCTGCACCTGTTCGTGGTACTGCAACAGCTAAGGCTTCTGGCACTGCTGTCAGCATCCAAGGCAACACAGAAGGTAATGTACCTGTACTTATCGACAAGCATTTTGAATATTCACGCTTGATCGAAGACATTACTGAAACACAAGCACTATCTAGTCTCCGTCAGTTTTACACTTCTGACGCAGGTTATGCTCTTGCTAAGCAAGTTGACGGCGATCTACACGGTCTTGCTAAAGACCTCGGTAACGCTCAAGACTCATATGTAAACACTGCTTCGTTCTACTGTGACGCTAGTACTGGTCTGACTGCTTTTGCTGAAGACACTGTAACGGCTACTGATGTATTTACTGATGCGTGTTTCCGTGCTTTGATCCAGAAGATGGACGATGCTGACGTACCTTTTGATAATCGTGCGTTTGTGATCCCGCCTTCATTGCGTAATGCAATCATGGGTATTGATCGTTATGTGTCTTCTGACTTTGTTAGCGGACAGCCTGTACAGAATGGCAAAATTGGTAACTTGTACGGCATTGACGTATTTGTTTCTACCAACTGTGCTGTTTCTGAAGCAGGTGCTGATAACTCAGCTAACGCTAATGACCTCAAAGCTGCACTGCTTATCCATAAAGACACGTTCGTGTTAGCAGAGCAAATGGGTGTTCGTTCACAGACACAGTACAAGCAAGAGTTCCTTGCTAACCTGTATACTGCTGACCAGTTGTACGGCGTTAAGACACTACGTCCTGACAGCGGTTTCATCTTGAACGTAAATGCGTAGATAGGAGTGGGGAGGCAGTTCTACGGAGCTGTCTCCTCTTTTCTTTATGAGTAAAAAAGACCCAAGAATGACCAAGTTAGGTGTTAGTGGGTATAATAAGCCTAAAAAGACACCTAACCACCCTACTAAAAGCCATGTAGTGTTAGCTAAGTGCGATGACGGTGCAGTTAAAACTATACGCTTTGGACAGCAAGGCGTTAGTGGTGCAGGTAGCAAACCCACCACAACAAAAGACAAAAACAGACAAAAGTCCTTTAAAGCAAGACACGCTAAGAACATAGCTAAAGGTAAATGCTCTGCTGCTTACTGGGCAGACAAAGTTAAGTGGTAAATCACTAATCAAAAGGCAAAGTAGATGACCGTAATTATAACCAAAAACAGCTCCACTGCTTCTGCCGTACCAACAACGGCTGACTTAGTTAAAGGTGAGTTAGCTGTTAACGTCACAGATAAAAGACTATTCACAGAGAATGCGTCTACACAGATTGTAGAACTGGGTACTAATCCGTCTACTGTCACCACTGCTACAGCTACGGTTACAGGTACGCTAACAGCCAACGGTACATTCGCGTCTAATAACGCAGTTATTACAGGCGGCTCAGTCAACTCTACGCCCATTGGTGCGACTACCCCATCAACGGTAAAGGGTACGACAGTAACGGCCACCACGGGCTTCGTTGGAGGTCTGACGGGCAATGTAGTAGGTAACGTCACAGGAAACGTCACTGGCAACGTCACAGGTAACGTCACAGGCGACCTGACAGGCAATGTCACGGCTTCTAGTGGTACATCTACAGTTAACAACCTAGTCGTTAACGGCACAGTAGACTTTACAAACACACGCCTTACAGACGTAGCTGAGCCTATTGCAGGTTCTGACGCTGCTACTAAGACTTATGTTGACACATCTATCGCGGCTGTCATTGACGGCGCACCTGCTGCACTAGACACTCTTAACGAGTTAGCTGCTGCATTAAATGATGATGCCTCTTTCCACACTACAATCACTAACTCCCTCGCGGGCAAGTTACCGTTAGCGGGTGGAACAATGACAGGTCAGCTGTCGTTAGGTGCTAACAAGATTGTTAGT